GGGCCTGGGCGCACAGGTTAAGGCTTACACCGACTGCTATATGCGCCACTGGCGCGACTACGGATGGATAGGATTCCTGGACGCCGACGAGCTGGTGCGCATCGAGGATGGCCGCACACTGCCCGAGTATCTGGGCGAGATGCAGGGCGACGTGGTGCTTCTGTCGTGGCGCGTGATGACCGACTCGGGGCTCGTACACTACGACGAGCGCCCGATGAGCGAGCGATTCACCGTGGCCAAGGCTGAGCCAAGTTGCGACAACGGCTGCGAGTTCGTCAAGAGCTTTGTGCGTGGAGGATTGTTCGGCCTCGACTTCCAGGTGCAGCCACACGTACCCCATCGCATGGGACCGCTAAAGGTGGTGAATGCCATCGGCGACGAGGTAAGCCTGTACCCAGCCATCGAGCCCGTGCACAAGGTGGCGTGGATTGATCACTACCTGACCAAGACCGCCGAGGAGTACGTGGGCAAGATAGGTCGCGGATTTATCAACGTGAGCCAGGAGCACAACGACAAGCGCAAGGCCACGATGGTGGACGACTTCTTCAACATCAACGAGCGCACGCCTGAGAAGGAGGCAATACTACGAGGCGAAAAGTGGGAACCCGAACCCGAGCCAACAGCTGAGCCCGAACCTACGGAGGCACCCGCCGACGAGATAGCCACCAATGGCGATCCATCGGTAATCGCCCCGCCAACATTCGACGAAGCCCAGGGCACACCAACGCCGGAGAAGCCTGCGGGTAAACCCAAAGCACGTAAACGCACGAGTAATAAAAGCAAGAAATAAGATATGAAACTTTTCGGATTCATCCCAACGGGCATGCTGCCCACACGCGCGGCTGATATGCCATCGGTACAGGTACGCGAAGCGACACCTGCACCGATTGGCGGCAGCGGCGTGCCCGACTCGACACAGCCTAAGGAGCCAGCCATGACGGGCGCCAGCTATCAGGAGCGCATCGTGTATGTGCGCACACCCATCCAGGCCCTCTGCGCTTCGACGGTGTATCGAGCCACAGAACTGCGAGCCAAGACGCTGGCCGTGATGCCCATCCAATACCGAAAGAAGGACATAGGCCACAACAACTACGTGGTAGACATGCGCGGACTGGGCAAGCGCATAAACTATCTGCTGAACCAGGAGCCCAACCCAACGATGACCGCCAGCAGCCTGTGGGAGCTGGTGCACATCAACCGACTGATGACGGGCAACGGATTTGTCTACATCGAGCGCGACGAGTTCGGATTCCCACTCCAATTGTGGCTGGTTCGCAATGGTGGATACAACACCCAGACGGGCCGCTACACCTTCATCCAGTACTTATCAGACCACGGCTACGTGGAGCTGACCAACGTCGATCCGAAGGACGTGATGCACTTTCCCAACACGTTCCGCTGGCAGAACGGCATCTGGGGCATCAGCACCCTACAATTCGCCATCGAGACGCTGAGTCTGCAAAAGACGCTGAAGGCGCAATCGCTCGAAACAGCCGCAAAGGGCGGACGAGTGAAGCTGCTGATAGGCGAACAGCAGAGCGGCGGAGGCGTGGCCCCGATAGCCAACGGAATGTTCGACAAGGACGAGATGGAGAAGTATGCCCAGGAACTGCAAACCAAGATGTATGCCGGACAGGACGTGCTGGCCATCCGTGCACTCGGCGAGGTTAAGCAGATAAGCATGACTCAGGCCGAGATGCAAGCCGTGGAGCAGGTGGGCATGACCGACGACGACGTAGCAAGATTCTGGGCAACACCTCGCCCGCTGCTGATGCTCGACACCAACAGCCACTACAACGACTATCAGAACGCCACGATGGAGTATCACACCCGAACCATCATGCCCGACGCCAACGATGTGGCCAAGGAGATAGAGCGCAAGCTGATAGGATTCGAAGGCTACGGACTGCGCGACATACACGTGTGCGAGAAACCGCTGATGGCGATGGACCCCGAGCGCAAGGCCAAGTACTACGAGAGCTGTCTGCGCACAGGTATAATGACGGTGAACGAACTGCGAGCCGAAGAGGACATGCCAAGCGTGGGCGAGAAGGGCGACATACCATACGTGCTGACCAACCTGGCAGAGCTCGGATCGGCCAAGCTGCGCGACGTGGCCGGAGGCGGACGCCCCACCACCCAGCAGCCCCAACAGCAGCCCGCTCAGGAAGGGGCGAAATAACCCTTTATAGTAATTCGCTTGCCACCCTTTCTATTAATTCGATTGACACCCTTTATAGTATATCGCTTATGAAGCTATCAAACAAAGAGATCGAGGCCGAGCTGGAGCGCGAAATCCACGAGTCGGCCAAGCAGCAGAAGCGCCGCGTGCGCCGCGCAGTAAACCCGCAACGCGGTTTTGGCTGTTAAGTAGTAGTACAAATGTTTTTAAAAACAGAATAGAAAATGAAACAGACACGATTTATCCCCATCGAAACCTGCGGCTTGCAACTGCGCGAGTCGGCAGACGGGCAGCCCAGCCGCACCGTGGTAGGTCGCCCCATTGTGTTCGGTGTACGTTCGGTGAATCTGACTCCGTGGAGCGACACCCGCGTGGTGTACGAGATACTGGAGCCCGGTTGCATCACTCAGGAGCTCATCAACCGCTCCGACGTGGTTTACAACAACAACCACTCGAACGACATCGCCAACATAATCGGTCGTTGTCGCAACGGCAAGGGTACGCTAACACTCGCCCTGCGTGAGCAATACGTGGAGAGTGAGTGCGACTATCCTAACACCACCGTGGCCAACGACACTCTGGAGCAGATACGTCTGGGCAACGTGTATGGTATGTCATTCGCCTTTGAGGACGACTACCAAGACACCGAGAACGGCGTGTCTTACGAGCGCACTAACGAGACCGTAGACGGCAAGGAGGTATGGTTGCGCCATGTGAAGAAGATTGTGGCCCTCTACGACGTGGCCAACGTCACCCACCCTGCCTACGAGCAGACATCGGTTGGCACCCGCGAGCAGAGCGACCGCATCAACGAGGCCATCGAGGCCCAGCTGAAGCGCGAGCAGGGCAATCAGGAGACCGACGAGGAGCGCGAGGCCCGCGAGAACTTGGAGCGTCAGCTTAATGGTGGCGAGACCAACGCTGAGAAGGCAGAGCGCGAACAGGCAGAGCGCGAGGCCAACGGCGGCGAGACCAACGCCGAGAAGGAAGCCCGCGAGCAGAGCGAACGCGAAGAGCGCGAACTGGAAGAGCAGGCACAGCGCCATCGCGAGCAGCAGGCCATGCAGCTGCGTGCCCGTCGCATGCGCACTCAGCAAGAGATCGAATCACTTATTTATTAACTTAATATTTATCGCTTTATGGAAAAAATGACTAAAGCCCAGATTCAGGAGCGACAGCTCGCTATCTGGAACAAGATCGACGAAATGGACGAGATGAAGAACAAGCGCGAAGTGCGCGAGTTCACCGCCGAGGAGTCGAAGCAGTATCAGAGCCTTCTCGACGAGAGCTCTAAGTTGTCAATCCGCGCCAAGGCTATGGCATCAGGTGCAGAGCTGGCTAAGATTCGTGAGAACGAGGACAAGGCCAAGGCACTGCGCGAGATGATTGAGGACTGCTACACCCACAAGCGTGCAGCCAACGCCACAACCATCTTGGCCAACGCCATCACCACTGGCGGCGACAAGAACGAGAGCGGCAATCTGGAGGCCGGTGGCTTGATCCCCATCGACATCAAGCCTATCATCGACACCAAGGTGCCAGGCATTAACCTGCCCGACGATCTCGTAATGCTGACTGGCGTGACTGGCACAACCGTCATCCCTTACAGCATCAACGACGTGCAGTTCACTGTTGAGGGTGAGGTAAGCACAGTGGCTGAGCAGGCCCTGAACTTCGCCAACATCAAGGCCAACCCACAGCGCGTTGCTGCATCGGTTCCCGTATCACGTCGCGCCGTTATGCAGGCAGCCTTCGACATCATCGGCTTCATCACCTTCAAGTTCCAGAAGGGTTGGGCTATCTTCCGTGCACTCCACGTTTACGCTCACGGTGAGTGGGACAAGCTGGAGATGCCATTCGCCAAGTGCCCAGTGGTTGAGCTCACTATGGACCAGAACATCGGTAAGAATCTGGCCAAGGAGGTTGCAAAGCTCTACGACAAGGGATTTGAGGGCGACCCCGAGATCATCATGGACAAGACCACCGAGGTGGAGCTGGCCTTCACCCCACGCATCCCTGGCAGCACAGGCGAGCGCACCGTCATCGAGGATGGCCGCTGCTGTGGCTATCGCTACAAGGTAAGCCCATTCATCGACTACGCTATCGGCAGCAATGGTGTGGCCACTAAGGATCCAACCTACCGCTACATCGGTATC